AGACGTGTGCTCTTCCGATCTCTTTGGGTTCAATGCCCTTATTTGGTTTATCTGCTCCACCAACTCTTCCAGGCCATCCAGTGAATAGGCATCTAAGTACACTGGTATGATTATTTCATCCGTTGCCACCAGGGCGTTTATAACATTCATTCCCAGGTCCGGCGGATTGTCTATAATGCAATAATCATAATGCCCGGCCACTTCATCCAGGGCCGCCTTGTATCTTTCATGTTGGGCATGTTCCTGGTCTGCCTTAATCTCCAATTCCGCCAACTCCATGAAATAATTACACGGGATAATGTCCATGTTGGGTTCCTGGGTGTCTGTTATATTCCCGGCAATCCGCCCGGTCTTTAAAATCCTGCACGCCTGGGCTTCATGCTCCCGGTCATATACTCCAAACAACTTGGAAGCGTTGCCCTGCTTGTCATTGTCAAATAACAAAACCCTGCTGCCGGGCCGCTTTCGTTTCTTGTCCCCCTCTGCCAATAGTTCCGCAAGGGACGTGGCGGTGGTAGTCTTTCCAACGCCGCCTTTGAGGTTGATTACTGAAATTGTTTTCATGGTCTGTTCTCCTTTCAATTCCGCACCATCCGGGCGTATATGTAAAATGCGGCGTTAATGCCGTTATATTTAACCTCTGCATCCAGGAATTTATAACCTGGGTAAGCCTTTTCCATCTGCGTTTTCAATGTTTCGTAGTCCCTGGCCATTCTTTCCACCCTGGATTTCTTGAATTTTGAATAACTGCGTTTTGGTGGGTCCGGCTTTTTGAGGTTCTTTGATGGGCACCACCTTTTTGTCCCGTGCGGATTGTTGGAAATGTACGTTGCCAGGCCCGTGATAATAAAATTGTCATCCGGCTTTATTCTCCTGGTGTTCGGTCTTTCGCATTTTCCCCATAATTCCTCTAACTCGTCACGGTCCACGCCGTCCCCGGTCATCAGAATGTGAAAATGTGGCCTGGTGTTTCCGTCTGCTGCAATGATGTAAATATATTTAATATTTTCCATCCCTGCTTTCTTCCGGCGGTAATTGATACGTTTTATGAAGTTCCTTACATCCCTTTGGGCAGCATCCATGTTTTCCGGGTAATGTCCATCATCCCATCCAAATGTGGCCCAAATATCCCCTTTCCCAAAATTGATATTGGCCAGGCGTATGAGGTACCGCCTTGCGTTCTTATCGTTCAAATTCTTTTGGGATGGGCGTGTTTCCCTCTTCTTTGCGGTCACTGGCATATACTTTTTGTCTTTGAATGACGGGTACACCTGGGCTTCCAGTAATGTTGTGCCGCTTTTGATGTTCTCGGACTTGGTTGTGGTGGTTCTGTAAAGGCACTCAACCTTTCCCTCTTTCATCAACCGTTCCAATTCCCATTCCTCTAAGGTGTCACACTGTTTTTGGTATGCTTCCTCATAATCGTAATCATCATAATATTTTCTTTTCATTGGTCCCCACCTTTATATTCAAACCACCTACCCATCCACCAGGTACCCAATAAACAAAATATATATTTCTATATCATTTTGGGGTTCGTTCATTTGTTAATACCCATTACAAGGACGGGGCGGCGGTGTCGCACTTTTTCAAAAATCAATCCATAAACTCTTCCTGGGCGTGTCCTGTTGCCGTCACTGCTACCGCAAGTGCAACCAGGAAGCCGACCGCCAAAATGGCGGCTCCAATCAGTAACTTAACAATCATATCCTTTTCCTTTCCTATATATAGGCGAAAACGCTTTATTTTCTCTATATCTTGTGTTATAATATGGGTGTTAAGTTCTTACCCGGTTGTTTTAGGTCCCCACCTTTACAACCGGGTTTCGCTTTGTCTTTATGCTTCCTCTAAATCTCCATACAACTTTTCGTAAATATCCGTTGCGTATCTCATTAAAAGGCTTTTGGCTTCCTCTTCCTGGATAGCCTGGCCGTATTTTTTTGTATAATCTTCCTCATGTGTCAACAGCCAATTTCCTTTTGCCGATTTCCACAATTCGCAATCATACATCCGGCCAACTTCTTTTCCTGGATAGGCGGCACGGGTCCAAATATTATCAATTTGGTACCATTTCTTTACGTCTGCCACCTTTTCCATCTTCTCGGTGTCATACTTCAATCCGTTTATTACAAATTGCATCCGGCACCACCGTTTTCCAAACCACGGATGGTTTCATATTTGGCATATAAAATTCCTATGAGTGCATCACGGTGGCCCGGTGTAATAAGCCCCACGGCTTCCTTTTCGTAAATCTTCCCGGTCATATATCCGGCACGAAAATCCAACTCTGCCAGGCTCTTATATGTGCCCATTTCTCTGTCAATGGCTGCCATGATTGCTTTTACTTCTCTTTTGGTCTTTAAATCCTGGGTGTCTGTTTCCAGGTCCGGCACTTCAAAAATGCGTTTTCTTCCGCTTTTAATGAAATCCGGCGTTGTTCTCTGTCTTTCTGTCCCCATAAATACTGCAAGTGCATTTCCCATGTTAAGTTCCTCGCTTTCCTGCTACTGCATTTTATACTTATCCACAATATCCACAACCTGGTCCATCATTGCTTCCATGGTTTCCACAGTCACGGCCTTGTCATCAATGTAAAAATCTGCATAAATCTTTCTTGTGTCATTGTTCCAACGGGCAATTTGCTCCGGCAACGGCTCATTTACCGCATCAAATACAATTCCCTGGTTTTTGCACCACTCCACTGCTGCGGCCAGGTCCTTGCCGTCCCTGCTTGTCCATAAAATTACTTTGTGCCCCTGGGCTTGCAGCATCTTAACCGCTGCAATCATCTTTGGTTTTGGCTCCACAATCTCCGGGAACCTTGTAACGGCCAGGGTGCCGTCAAAATCCACTGCATAAACCGCCATATTACACCACCTTTCCGTTGGTTTCTGCACTGTCCCCAACACTCATTTCATATTTCAATAACATGGCTGCTGCCTGGACCATTTCACATGCGGCATCAATAGCCTGGTTGTAAATGGCTATAGGCTTCGTTTCGTCATCCAGGAAACATGCAATTTCCGCGCCCTTTACACGGTTCCACAATACTTTCATGGATGATTTCACGTTTTCCATGGCTTCCTGGGCTTCCTCTACCTCTTCCAGTGTCACGGCGTAACCCTCATGTGGGCTACTGAATAAAGGAAACTTGGCATTTGCCCGGTTAAGTTCCGCCTGGGCCGCCGCTTCAATCTCTTTTCTAAACTCAATCATTGCCATGGTCGCATCCTCGCTTTCTGAAATCCGCCAACACCTGGGTTGCAAAGTTTTCCGCTTCCTCTTCGTCAAACTCTCTGCCCTCGCAATGCTGCATAAAATGTTTGTATTCGTGGGCCAGTGTTTCCACAATGGCCAACTCTGTTTCCTTTGCATCCTCTTCAAATTCCGGCAAATCTCCGGCCAGGTAAATACACTTTTCCGCCGGGATATAGCAACCAAATCCTTTTTGGCCGTCCGGGCTTTCTATGCAATCAAACCCCTCTGCAATATGTAAATAAACCTTTCCCTCTGCCGGGTGGTTTTCTTCCAGGTATTTAATTGCCTGGTGGATGGTGTCATTAAACAAAACTATCATTCTTCCGCACCCTCGCTTTCCGGCTCCTGCTGCCCTGCTGCATCTTCTCTTCCCCGGAAGTTACTGCCATCTTCACATCCTTTACATACCTGGGCGGATTTCTTTGCATCTTCCTTGGCGTTTGGCTTATAGTGTCCGCACTCTTCGCAACTCCAACGGTCCGGGTGCTTGCCGTCATCCTCTCCCGGTTCTTCTGCTTCCTGGTGGTATTTTCCACATCCAAAATCAATGCTTGCCGTAATAACTGGCATTTTCTCCATGGCTTCCATCATTTCCTTAAACATTTCTTTCATGTGTGCGTTATGCTCTTCCTGGTTTTCCTTGATGGTTCGTAATTCATCAATGCGGTTGTGTGTTAGGGTGTCAATAAGGCGGTGCAAGGATGCGGCCGCACTCTCCGCGCCGTTTTCTTTCATCCAGGCTTCAAAGATTGTAACCACCGCCCCGGTAATCTGCTCATATTCCGCATGGAAACCCGTGTTTTCCTCTTCTGCTTCCAGTTCGGCAATGCACTCCGGCTTTTTCCCGGTAATCATTGCCTGGATGTAAAAGTTTGGCACTTCTGCTTTTACGGCGTTGGTAATCAAATCCGCCTTGACTGCTTCACGCATAAGGTTGTAATATTCGTTGTGTTTCATTTCCACGGTGCCGTCTGTTGTAAAATTGTCCATAAATCCCATGTTAAGTTCCTCGCTTTCTTATCTGTAAATTGGTGTTGTGAAATGATAAAGTGGTGGGTCATTTTCCACCGCTTCACGGTTCTTGTAAATCATAAGGGTAAAACGGTCCTGGTCCTCGTCATCCAGGCCACGGTGGGCAACCACTTCAAACCCAAAACGGGAATTTAATTTGGCACCCATAACCCTTTCCTGCAATTTGGCAATCTCCCTGGTGCCCAGGGTCACGCCCTCTTCAAAATACTGCTGCCATCCCTGGAAAGTCTTTTTGAGATATTCCAAAAAATCCGGCTCCACCACGCCATTGATTGGCTGATAGTCTTTTACATTCTCCATCCTCGGTTCCTCGCTTTCTTTGTTTTGTTTTTATTTACCCAGGCACGCCGCCTTTGTATTTTCTTATACCTGGCCAACATGGCCATTACACTTGGCATGTCTGCAACTTTTATTTCCACTGTCATTTCTGCCATGGCTTCATTCTCCTAAATGTAAATGGTGTAATATAACTGCATCTGCAAATCCGAAAAGGCATATTGCGGCATTTCTTCCGGCTCCATGGGTGCCATCAATCCCCGTTCTCTCCATT